CAGCCAAGGTAAGGCTAAAAGGATAAATATATATGGCTGTTGAGAAAAGTAATATTCCTGAAATAACTGAAGAAGAAAAAGTAGAATTACAAGAAGGCCAGCCTATTATCGATGAAGAAGTTGATGAAGTAACAATTGAAGGAGAAGAATCTCCTGAACAAAAACTTCAAGATGATTTTAATGCTAATTTAGCAGAAGACATGGACGAGAGAACTTTATCTCGTATGTCCACTGAACTTGTCGATGATTACAAAAAAGATAGAGAATCAAGAAAAGAATGGGAAGAGGCTTACATAAAAGGTTTAGATCTTTTAGGTGTTAGGTATAGAGAAGTATCCAGACCGTTTAAAGGTGCATCCAATGTCACTCATCCTTTGCTCGCGGAATCTGTCACACAATTTCAAGCACAAGCTTATAAAGAACTAGTACCTTCCGATGGTCCTGTAAGAACTCAAATTGTTGGAATTCAAACACCACCAATTGAAATGCAAGCAGATAGAGTTAAAGAGTACATGAACTATATGCTCATGGAAAAGATGGAAGAGTACACAACGGATATGGATCAAATGCTTTTTTATTTACCATTGTCCGGTAGCACTTTTAAAAAAATATATTACGACTCATTAAGGGAAAGGCCTGTATCTAAATTTATCCCAGCGGAAGATTTAGTAGTTCCTTATTATGCTTCAGATTTAAAAGATACAGATAGAATTACACACGTACAAAAGATGACGGAGAACGAAGTCTTAAAACAAATGTCAGCAGGATTCTACAGGGAAGTAGAATTGACAGGTAATAATGAGACAACGGACAACGTGCAAGATAAGATAGACGAGCTAGAAGGTGTTAAAAGCACAGGTGAAGATACTTTAAATACAATTTTAGAAATGCATGTTGATTTACATTTAGATGATTATGATGAGAAGTTTGATTCACGTGCAAAGAATGTAAAAATTCCTTATGTAGTTACTATTGATGAAAGCTCAGGAGAAGTTCTATCTATTTATAGAAATTACAGACCCGATGATCCATCATACAAAAGAATTGAATATTTCGTACATTACAAATTTTTACCTGGCCTTGGCTTTTATGGTTTTGGCCTTACACATATGATTGGTGGTTTGTCCCAAGCAGCAACTCAATCTTTAAGACAATTAATTGATGCAGGTACTTTAAAAAATTTACCAGCAGGATTTAAATCCCGTGGTATTAGAGTGAGAGATGATGATCAACCAATTCAACCTGGTGAGTTTAGAGATGTAGATGCACCTGGTGGAAATATTAGAGATCAGTTTTTTAATTTACCATTTACAGAACCTTCAACTACATTATTTCAACTCTTAGGTTTCTTAGTACAAGCAGGACAAAAGTTTGCAGCCATAACAGATTCAAATATTGGTAACGATGCTCAAAATAGAGCTGTTGGAACTACTGTTGCACTTATGGAAAGAGGATCACGTGTAATGAGTGGTGTTCACAAACGTTGCTATTACGCAATGAAGATAGAATTTAAAATTTTAGCTAGAATTATGGGTGAGTTCTTACCCCCGGAATATCCTTACGATGTTTATGGTGGTCCAAGAATGATTAAAGCACAAGATTTTGATAACAAGGTAGATATTTTACCGGTCGCTGATCCAAATATAATGAGTATGTCTCAAAGAGTTATGCTTGCACAAACACAATTACAAGTAGCTCAATCAAATCCACAGCTACACAATATTCATGAAGCGTATAGAAGAGTGTATGAAGCTTTGGGTACTAAACAAATTGAATCTTTATTGAAACCACCGCCACCGGCTCCCGAACCAATGGATCCAGCAAAGGAAAATGCACGTGCTTTACAGATGCAACTACTAACTGCGTTTGAATTTCAAGATCACGATGCACACATTGCTGCACACATGGCGTTTATGCAATCTAGAATGGTTCAAATTAATCCTCAGGTGTATGCATTATTACAATCTCATATTTCTGATCACGTTTCTTTTAAAGCAACACAAGAAGTCAGAGAACAATTAATGAGTGATCCTAATATGGCCATACTACAACAAACAAATCCACAAGAATTTCAAATACGTTTTGATAAAGCGGTTGCAACAGCTGTTGCAGAAATTACAGAACAGTTAATTAAAGGTGAAATGCAACAAGCAGCGGGTAAACAAGACCCACTTGTAAGATTAAAGCAACAAGAAATTGATTTAAAAGCTATGGATCTTCAAAGAAAATCTGAAGAGACAAAAATGAGAGCACAAATGGATATGCAACAAGAAGAAGCTAGGTTAAATTTCCAATACGATAAATTAAGCGAACAAGCACAACAGTCTGACGAACGATTAGAAGTAGCGAGAGAAAAAATTGCTCAAAAATAATGAAAAAGGATTAAGTGGAGGTGTACGTTATGGGCCACCACCTAAAAGAGGGCCAAACTCACAAGGACTAACCCGAAAGAAGTTTAAAAGTGTTAAGCAATACACCAAAAAACTCATACGAAAGTCTTCCAGTACAGTCTAAATTAATTTTTTTAGCTGGAATATTTGATGGAGAAGGAAGTTTTGGCATTTGGTCAAAGGGGATAGGAAGAAAAAAAGAATTTGCCTGCACAATTGAGATGACAGACCGAGATACACTACAAAAATTTGTAGATATGTTTGGAGGTCAGATGTTTCCTTGTAAAATAAGAAAAGCACACCATACTCCGACCTGGAGATGGAGAATCAATGGTTACAGGGCTTTCCTTGTAATGGATAAAATGATAGAATTCATGAGTAAAAGGAGACAGGATAAATATCATGTGGTTAAGCGCGATAAAATTGGCGGCACAAGCAGGTACGCACATCTTCAAGAAGCGTCAAGAGACAAAGATGCTGATGGCGGACGCACAAATGATGCACGCAAGAAAGATGGCTCAAGGTGAGGAAGCTTACCAAGGAAAACTTTTAGAATCCAGAAATTCGGACTGGAAGGACGAGGCAGTTTTGATAATTTTGTCAGCGCCAATAGCAGTCCTGAGTTGGGCTGTCATAAGTGATGATCCAGGAGCGATGGACAAGGTAAAATTGTTCTTCGAGATGTTCTCGCAGCTCCCTTCATGGTTTACAAATCTTTGGATCCTTGTCGTGGCATCGATATATGGAATTAAGGGAACTCAGATCTTCAGAGGCGGAATGAATAAGGATAAAAAATGAAATATTTAGTTACGCTTATTTATCACTGGTCAACTAAATTAACTTCATGGTCTTGGACAAAATTATATGGAGATAGAACAACAGGCTTAGGGTATAAAAAATGAATCTAGAAAGAGACTTACAAAAATTAAGAAAAGAAAGAGCATTAAAAGAATCTGCTATAGCTCAACTTCGTAAAAGAAGTAAAGATTCAATAGCCAGACCAAGAGCAGAAAAAAATATATTATCAACTAATCCGGGGATGCAAAAAATATGACAAAGTTATGTGCTAGAGGCAAAGCAGCCGCAAAAAGAAAATTTAAAGTTTATCCATCAGCTTATGCTAATGCGTATGCATCAAAAATATGTGCAGGCAAAGCAAAAGATCCATCCGGAGTAAAAAGAAAAGATTGGGGACCAAAAAAAGCTAAGGAAGGTGTCTTTGTAAAAAAGCCAGTAATGCCTGCTAATGCAAAAATTAAAACAGCAAGACCAAATAATGCTAAACTTAAATACATGAAAGAAATGCAAGAATACAGAGAACTTACAGGTCAAAAAAATAGACCTAGAAGAACTAAAAAAATGAATGAGGGTGGTGAATCAAAAATTAAAAAAGTAATTAAAGGTTTAAAAAAAGCATCAAAACTACATGCAGGACAAGCAAAGAGTTTAAGTACAGTTAAATTATCAAGAGGCGGTGGAGCTGCAATAAAAGGAACAAATTTTAAAGGCGTATTTTAATGAATAAAAAAGGTTCATGCTGGGAAGGCTATGTGCAAAAAGGTATGAAGAAAAAAGGGGATCGTATGGTTCCTAATTGTGTACCTGGTATGAAATCAGGTGGATTAACAAAATGGTTTAATGAAAAATGGGTAGATATAGGAGCAAAGAAAAAAGGTGGCAAGTATCAAGAGTGTGGAAGAAAATCTGCGGGTTCTTCAAAAAGAAAATACCCGAAGTGCGTACCACTTGCAAAAGCCACAGCGATGTCAAAGTCGCAAAAGGCCTCTGCTGTTGCCAGAAAAAGATCAGCAAGTAATGCAGGACCTAAACCAAATAACGTAAGGACATAAAATGAAAATATGGATATGGATAAAAAATTTATTTAAACCGTGGAATTTAAATAAAGTATCTCCAGATATAGAATCTATAAAACCTAAGGTAGACTTAACTGGTCTTACAAAAGGTGATATAAAGAAATTAAAGAAACAAGGAAAAATATAATGCCATTAAGAAAAGTATCAAATAAAAAAACTGTTGCAAATAAACCAACTAAAGATCCTGAAGAACTAAGAAAAGAACTTAGAAAAAAAAATGGACCTATTGCAAGAGACGAAGTTCAATACCAAAAAATTTTAAAATTAAGAAAAGAATCTAAAAAAATAATAAAAGATATTTACGGTAAGAAAAAAAAGAAAAAAGAATACAATCGCGAGCCTCAATCTAGAGACAAGTTACAACCTTCAAGATCAATGACTATTGATACTACTACTAGTCTTTATGGAGATGCTAGTAAAGGTAGACCGGTACCCAAGTTTAATGAAGGGGGTGTTTGTAGAGGCACCGGAATTGCTGTAAAAGGTAAAAATTTTAAAGGCGTTTTTTAGTTTACAAAAATACTAAATAATATATAGATTCGTTATGGGTCTACGAGCAACATTGTTACAAGCATTAGAAGATAGATATAATGCTCAAATATCTGAAGCTGATGCAACTATTCAAATATACCTAGAAAAACCTGTAGCGATTGGTGAGCACCCACAACATCTTGATGAAATAGATAAGTTAATTACCAAAATCGCAGAAGCAGAAGAAAAAATTACTGTGCTTCAACAATTTAAGTTATGATAGCAGGAGATAGTAGAGAATATGAAATACTAGTTGAAGCTTGTGAATCATTAACATCGGATAATTTACTCACAGCAGAAATAGGGGTTAGACAGGGACTAGGTTCTAAATTAATTTTAGAAAATTTAAAAAATAAAAAACACTGGCATATAGGTATAGATCCTTACGGTAATTTATCCTATGAACATTTTGATGACCAACCCTCAATTGTTTGTAATTACACAAATAGTATGAAAGTTGATTTATTAAGAGATTTAAACTTTGAAAATTTTACATTGTACCAATTAGGTGATGATGAATTTATGAAAAGATTTTACGATGGTGTTCCCATCTACAGGGAAAAAAAAGAAATCATAAATATATATGATCTTGTTCATTTTGATGGACCTCACAAAACTGTTGATGTTATTAATGAAGCAATTTTTTTTGGGAAAAGATCTAAACCCGGATCGGTGTTTGTTTTTGACGATTATCCCTATTATGATATGGATGCAGTATTAAAAATAATAGTAAATGAATTTAGTTTTAGCTTATTAAAACAAGGAAAAAGTAAAATTTCACTAATAAGAAAATAAATGGACATAGATACAATATCTCTCGTACAACATAGACTTAGAAAAAGAATTAATCAGATAAAGGATCAAGCATTCTACGGAGTTGACACTATGGAAAAACTACAATATGCTAGAGGGCAAATCAGATCTTTAGAAGATCTGCAACAGGATCTTAAAGACCTGCTGTCAACAACGGAGTATGAAGATGAAAGTGTCCACGGAAACACCGAGACGGACTGAAGCACTTCTTGATGCGTATAAAGCTAAAGAAGAAATTGAAACAGTCCTTGATCCAAAAGCGATCGACAAATCAACATTAGAAAGTTTACCTACACCAACCGGATATAGAATTTTAGTCTTACCATTTGCGGGGCCTAAAAAAACTAAAGGTGGTTTATTTCTTTCTGATACAACACAAGAAACAATACAAATGACTACAGTATGTGGTCTTGTATTAAAAATGGGAGATCTTTGTTATCACGATAAAGATAAATTTCCAAAAGGGCCTTGGTGCGAACTAAATCAATGGGTGATTTTTAGTAGGTATGCAGGTTCAAGATTCAAAATAGACGGAGGAGAAGTTAGAGTTTTAAATGATGATGAAATTATTTCTACAATAAACGATCCCAACGATATTTTGCACCATTATTAAGGAGGATAAATGGCTGAAGACAAAACAAATCCAGAAGTTGAAATAGATACATCTGGTGTTAACGAGGAAACAATTACAGTAGATGCCCCTGAAGTATCCACTGAAGCTTTTGAAAAAAAGCAAGAAGTAGATTTAGGTTATGTAGATGTAAGTGGTGGCGGTAAAACTGCTAAAGAACTTCTGCAAGAAACTAAGGAAGAATCTGCAACAGAGGTAGAAGAAAAACAAGAATATAAAAAAGAAGAAAAAGAAGAAGAACAAAGTCTTGAAGAATATTCTGATAAAGTACAAAAAAGAATAAAAAAATTAACTTTTCAAGCGAAGGAAGCTGAAAGAAGAGAAAGAGCAGCAGTCGATTACGCAAAAGGCATAAAAGATAAGTATGAGACAATTGAGAAAAAGTTTAATGAAACTGATTCAAATTATCTTAAGGAATACGGTTCTAGAGTTGATGCGGAAAGAGACAAAGCTAAAAGAGCTTATAGAACTGCACTTGAAGCTAATGATGTTGACGCAATTACAGAGGCTCAAGATTCTTTATCTAGACTATCTGTAGAAAAGGAAAAAGTTGCTTTAGCTCAAGCTGAAAAAGAACTTAAAGCTAAAACAGCTGAAGAAGAAAGTAAAAAAGAAGAAACTACATTACAACAATCACCTCAAATATCTACTAAAGCTCAAAACTGGGCTGAGGATAATGAGTGGTTTGGCTCTGATAGAGTTATGACTTCTGCTGCTATGGGATTGCATGAAGACCTTATACAGCAGGGAATTGACGCAGAGAGTAATGAATACTATAATCAAATCAACAAACGTATGAAGGAGTATTTTCCTCATAAATTTGCTCAGACTGCTACTGAAGAAATTGCACCTACGAAGCAACCCGTCCAAAATGTAGGTTCAGTTAGTAGAAGATCTGGTGGACGCAAGTCTGTGAAGCTCACCAAATCACAGGTAGTTATCGCTAAGAAATTAGGGGTGCCGCTAGAGGAATACGCAAAATACGTGAAGGAAGGATCTTAATATGAATAATAAAGTAAAAACCTCACGCGAGTCTGAATCTAGAACTAAACTTTCTAGAAAGAAAGATTGGACTCCACCATCCAGTTTGGATGCGCCAGCTGCACCGCAAGGTTATGCACACAGATGGATAAGAACTTCTACAAATGGTTTTGAAGATCCAGGTAATGTATCTAAAAAACTTAGAGAAGGTTGGGAATTTGTTAAAGCCGAAACTATTTTAAGTGAACTCGGTGAACATGATTACCCTGTTATTCACGAAGGAAAACATGCTGGTTTAATCGGAATTGGTGGCCTTGTGTTGGCAAGGATACCGGAGGAGATATTG